TTGCCTGTGTTAAATCCGATGGTTGTCAATCCGTCAGGCGAGGCGTTTTCGATAATCTCAACATGATCCACTACGCCGTCTGAGTTCCAATCCCAAAAGGCTAAGTCGCCGGGTTGACCTTGGTATTTATTGACGACTAGACCTTGGCGCTGAAACCAAGGAAGCGCGGCAGGGTTGTAGGAGAATCCTTTAGGGGTTTGCGCGGCAATGAGATTAGACAGACCGACTTGGGCAAAGCACCATGAGACACCCATTGCGCAATACGGCGCGTTCTTGATGCCGTACCAAATGCCATAAGGGTTTTCATCTTGCGCGCCAGCGTGAAAGCCAATCTGACTTCTGGCGACATTCAGAACATCTTGTGCGGTTGCCATCTCTGCCTCTCAATAGAAATAGCCCCCAACCCGAAGGCTAGGGGCTATGTCGGGTTAATTACTTTGTTGCGTCTGCTTGAACCAACTTAGTTGCGTCAGCGATAACCGCGTTAACAACTGGTGCGGTCAGAGTTGAAGGTGCGCCTGTTGCCGCGTCAATCTGATTGACAAGCGACTTAGGATTTACACGCGCAAGGATTGGAGCAACAAGACCAGCTACAAGCGCCTTGATTGCAAGTTGCTTGAGTGAATCGTGTGGTGCAAGCTGGTGAGCAGCAAGACCAGCAGCCAAGATGCCATAAACATAATGTTCGGCAAGTGCCTTTTCCTTAGCGGTTACATGATAACTAAACTTTGCCATTATTGATCTCCTGAGATGTGTTCGGCGGCTGGCAGAGAACCAGCCTTTCTGAATCTTAGCGCATCCCAGAGGGGCGCGGGGATGTCATGTATTCCGAACCGTGTGCGGTGGTGAGCTACGCACAGAACTTCTAGATTGCCCGGCGATTCAATCCATGCCTGAAAATCGTCATCATTGGCAAAATGTAACCCAAACGCCTGTTCTATCTTGGCGGGGTCTGTGCTTTCAATCTGAGAAAACTCAATGGTCGAATGGTGAAGCTCGGGCTCACCCGAACACAGGTCATCGGCAACTATGCACTTCCATAACCCTTGGCGCTTGATGCGCTCCTTGGCTTGGTTGAATAAGTGGTAGTGCGGATCAGACTCGCGCGGCGAATGTTCCGGTACATTGGTCGCTAGGTGCAAAGTGAGCTTTTGCGAGTGAGCGTCAGTCATCTTTGCCTTCGAGTAGGTCTTGCAGGTGTTCGATTTCTTGCTTTTCTAGCTTGAGAATGTGGCGAATGATTTGCGCATCGCGCTTAGTCTGCCCAATCATGGCGATACCGATAATCAATTCAACGGTGACAGCAAGCCATGAGGCGAGGTTCATCCACTTCACATAAGAGGAATCATCGCCAAACCAATGCGGGCGAATCCACCAGACAACGGTAATAACAGTCCAGCCAATGACAAAGAACCAGTTACGGATAATTCCTTGAACTTTCCAGCTAATAAGTTCGGAGAAGGTGAGAACATCGCCAGTAGTTTCATGGATGTATTTTTTCTTAAACATTAGTCTCCGTTGGGGAATTTGTCGTTAGGATTAACCCACCGATACAGGATAGGGAACAAAGCGGCTAAGCCAGCCTGAACAAGAACATCTTTTTTAATGAGGTCTTTAAAGTGTAAGACAAGTTCGAATGTAAGAAACGACTCAAACCACGCTCGAAAGAGAATCCTCAGTTTCCTGCGGTTTCTCACGCGCATCATAAACCTTCTTCGATGTGGTTCTCGAAACGCCCCTCTAGTTTTGCCAACTCGCGGGAAATTCTTTGTGTCAATTTAGTGTTCTCCGCAACCGCTACCTCTAACCTGTGTAGGGCATCTGCCATAGATGATCCACCGTTGCGCTTGTAAGTATGAGCTTCGATGTTGTCTAGCTTGTGCTTAATCGAAAAGAAAACCTTTCCTATCGCGGCGATTGTTGCGAGTGCGGCTCCGCTTGCCCAGAGTACCTGCGCCCAGTTTGCGGCGTTAGCTAATTGCGTGGCGTTCATTTGCGCCCTTTCGGGTTATGGGTTAGATGGTTGGATTCCTTGCGGGCCAGTCACATCTGGTCGCTCGGGTACTGCGGTGGTCGTTGGTGTTGGCGTAAGTGCCGCTTCCAACGATGCTTTAAGAATTGCGTTTTCTTGAGCAAGATTCCCAATGACTTCGCGCATACCTTTCAGCACATTTTCTATATCTATTTCAGCCATTATTTGCCTTCTAACTTTGCCAATCGTGCTTCGTGGTCTTGTAGGAGAGGAAGCAATGCTACTGCAACACGATCATAGTTTACCGAATCAGGTTCGCCTTGTTCGTTTTTATTCATAAGTAAATCGGCAAGAACGGGAATTTGTGCAATTTCTTCAGCAATAAGACCAAGGATGCGGGGTAATCCATCGGTCTTTCCGTCTTGTGCATCGGCAGAAGCCTTGTCAATAAATGACTTGGGTTGTAATTGCAGAATGGATTGAACCGGAATAACTTGAGGCTCTACATCTAGCTTGTAACGCAATGAGGATGAGGAACGAGCAAGTAAGCCTGTTGATGAGTTGATGTAGGCATTAGCCGATGATGTAGTTGTGGCGTATCCAGTATTGTAAATATAACCACCAAATGTTGAAGCGCCATAAACGCCCAAACCGCTCGTTGGTGGATTTTGACCGCCAATATTTACGCTTCCTGCAAATATTTCGCCTGCAAGAGAAATTTGCCCATTGCCGTTTGAAAGAAGTTGAATTGTGCCACTAGCGTTAGACAAGCTATAAGAGCTAAGATTAAAGCCGCCAATAGTTCCATTACTTGAATATAAACTTCCAGTAACGCTTGCTCCGGTACAAGTTAAATAACCAGTTGATCCATCAACATAAAAATTGCCACCGATATTAAGACTGCTACCAGTAATTGCCGAACCTGTAATTGAGCCAGAAAAACTAGCCGCGCCTGTTGATGCATTGATTGCAAAAGTGGCAGAGTTGCTTGAGTTATATCCTGCAATACCAGCAGAGTTCATTACTACGCGAGCGCCGCTTGATGATGACGAACCAGAGTAAACAGTAATGCCGTTTGCGGAAATTGCCGTCATCTGATTGCTGGCATTAACGATTGTTGATGCGCTTGGTTGCAGAGAACCGATAGCTGCGGTGTATGCGCTGGCAGCGTTAGCAAGCGCGGTTGTGGCTTGGGATTGAGCCGTATTAGCCGTTGATTGCGCTGAGTCGGCAGAATATTGCGCCGAGTTTGGGCCACTTTCTAGCTTGCGAAGGCGATCATTGATTTGGTTAAACATATCTTGCAGGTTAGGAGTCAGATTTGCATACGCCATTTAGCTCACCGTTCCTGTTGTAGCAAGGGGAAGGGTTAGGGTTAAAGTCACGCGGTCTGGAGCATTTTCGCCGGGCGATACGCTCATGGCAACAATACGATAGACCTCGTTAGCCGCAACGCCACCTGTGCTAGATGGGAAGAAATCATCGTTAATAGATAAGCGCACGAAGTCGCCTAGTTTGTAAGTATTAAATTGCGGATCAACATAAGACGGAATGACAACCTGAACCGTTGTTGGTGGGTAGGACAAAGCGTTCACTTGACCAAGGGTAACGGCTTTGAGAAGCGTGGGGTCGTTGATGTCAATAAAGCTGGCTGAGGATTCCAGCAAAGGCCATGTGCCAAGCTTGGATGAATCAACGGCGGTGGCAATGAGCTTGCTTGTGTTTGCGCCGTAGCCTAAGCCGTACACCGTGTTAGCGGTTGTTGTGCCATCTTCGGGATAAGTGTAAGAAACAATGTTGCCGGGAAAGTCAAAGACATGGGCGCTAGAAGTAGCCGCGTTATATGATCCGTTGCCAAGATAAGGAACGCCCATAGTAAAGGTGTTAGTAATGGCGCTGACACCTGTGCCACTTGCGTAGCTAGGAACAATGCGGAAATCAAAAAATGGGGTTTGCGTTCCCGCATCCAAACCAGTAGATAAATCCTTAATGGCTTGATAGACAGTTTTTAATTCGAAGTTGTAATAGGTGCGGCTGACCGAGTAGCCCGATGTCGTGGTGTTTGTAGCTACACCAATATAACCATAGGTTGCAGTTTGGGCTTGAGTGATAAGCTGATTGGCGATGTAGCAAGGGTCTTGATTGGTGAAAACGGTGCTACCGCTCGCGCCACCAGAAGTATTGTAAATGACTCGGCGGTTAAAGTACGACATCATTTCTTGACCTGTAATAGTCAAAATTTGCGTATCAGAGCTATATTCACGATTCCAGATAACACCGCCCCATACAGGCGATCCATTAAAGTCCACATAAAGCGCAAACTGTCCGGGGATGGTGTTGGCAACAACATTCGCCGTCACGCCATACGCTCCCTGCGACAAGCCAGAGAGCAATACCTCGCCAGTAAAAGTACCGTTGTTATTTACCTCTTGGGTAAAGTTCACATTGGTAAAAGGAATTTCAGCAACAATAGGGTTTGCGTTAATTCCGCTCTGATAGAGCTGAGTAATAAAATAACGATAATTAGACATAAGCGTTCCGATAGGTTACTTGCATTGAACCTGAACTCATTGACCAAGTAGATGAAGTGTTACCGGGTTGGCTGAGCCAGCTAGAGGCAACAGTCAAAATCTGACGAGCATAGGTGGAGTTCTGATAGATAGAGCGGGCAAGTAAATCTATCGTGATGCTTTGCGATGTATTGACATTAGAGAAATACATATAATTGCTAAAGCCGTCAGTAATGGAGAAGGTTGAGGCTGGCGGTGTGGCAATGTAAATTGTGGGGCAAGTGGTCGCCCAACCTGTGTTATTAACCGTAACCGATGTGCCAGAAGTTACCGTTGCCGTATCGTCATAGTAACGAGGATCGGGGAAATAAAACTCTACTTGGGTGGCGATAAAGCCAAAGGAAAAATCTGGGTCAATCGTGGTCTTAATAGCGCGAACGCGACCGTACATCCGTTGCAAGCCTGTAGCAGAAGTCAAATAGAACTGAAAAAGTCCAAGCTGATAGGCGCTAGAGGTAATGGTGGATGGGTAGTTACCTAACTGCTGGTAGGTCAGATTAGATTGCAGTTGCTTGTAATAATACTGCGCGTTGTGCGTTCCGTCTCCGGTGATAATAAAATCAAAGGTTACGGTACGAGAATCCAAGAAATCCCGACCCGACCACGATCCGTCAATGTAGCCTCGGTTGTCATCTTGAACGCGAATGGCGGGAAGGTCGGCAAGACCGTCAATGTTTTCCACTACATAAGGCGTACCAGCGCCAAATAAGAATCCGTTAAAGGCAAACTGATAAGCCGATGAAGGGGTTGCCATTATCTTGTTCCCGTCTTAATCGCTTTGACAACCGCGTGACCAGTAGCAGTTGGATTTTGTGCGCCATTAACATTAACAGTCACATTGCTCATTGTACCTCGTTTGTTTTTTACAATTGAAGTTTTAGTGCCTGTGGTTTTAGTGGTAGATGGCAAAACGGAATAAGGGCGACCTTTAAGATTTGGGTTAGCGTCAGACATGGAAGTTCCAGCATAAAACTTCGTGCCACCAAATTGAGGGGCAGTAGCAGCAGACCAAGGTGTAGCAGCAGGCCCAGATGTAGCCGTAACTGGATTTTTGCCTTTAAGAAGGTCGTTTAATTTAATTCCGCCGTAAATGGCGGCGACACCCGCAATAGCGGCAGTACCAGCAGCAATGTTGATACCACCTGTTGCCCATGCTTCGGCGGCAGCAGCTACAAGCGCAGAATCTCTAAGGGCTTGATAGGCTTTGATCATAGTTCCGATTGCGCTAACAAATCCCGCAACTTTAGGTACTGCCCAAATAACCGCAAGGGCGGCAGCCAAGCCTTCAAACAAACCCTTGTTGTTTCTAACAAGCTCAAAAAATGAACGCAATTTAGGAATACCAGTACCAACTATCCATTGAGACAATGAGATAAGTTTAGGAACAAGAGCAGTACCAACTTCAATTTCCAATTTCTGAAAATTGGCTTGAGCAACTAAGAGGCTACCCGCCAAAGTTTTAGAAAAATTATACGCAGCATTTCCAGCGCGCATTTCAACGGCTTGTAAGATTTGAGCTAGTGAAGCGCCTTGAGGAATTGTCTTCTTAATAGCAATACCCAAATCGCCCAAGCCCTTAGCCTGACCTATTGCGGCGCGGGCAAGAAGTGTGCCAGCTTGTGCAAGTGAAATCTGCTTAAAGCGAGCTAGATCGGCGGCAGCTCCAAGTGTTTTTAACGCTATTGCCGGGCTACCACTAGCGGCAGTCATGGTGGCAAGAGCGGCATAGGTGTCGTTATAGGTAAAGCCAAGGTTCATCATTGCGTCAGCGTGTTGCTGGATGATAGGTTGCGCATCCTTAAAACTGACACCTGTATTAGTAATGGCAGTTTCTAAGTTAGATTGTGCTTTTTCAAAGCTATCAAGTTGCTTAATGCTCGCGGCGGCAAAGACACCAAATGCTCCACCCAAACCAAGAAGCGCAGTACCCGCCATTTTAGAAGCGGTTTCAAACTTTGCCATTGAGCCAGAGGCTAAAGCCCCCTTGGCTTCTAGCTTGTCCATTTCAGCATTGACCGAACGCAAGCCTGTAATAGCGCCTGTAACCTTTGCGGTGACTTCAAGGATTACTGGTGGAATAAAATCTGCCATCGTTATTCCTTCCTATCCTAGATGCTTGTGAACAATGGTCATAAATACTTTTTTAAACTTTTCATACGCAGGTTTCATGTAAGGATAGCTTTGTTGATTTTTCCATGAAGGCGGTGCGTACTTGCCACCCATTTCAAGAGCGCGGGCATACACGCCTACGGTTGGGCCGACAACGGCGGTATAAGTACCAAAGCCAATCTGACCCTTTTCGCCGCGAATGGATCGGCGCAAGTTGCCTGTCACATTCATAGGTGGTTGACCCGGTGTTGCTGGATAACCCACCGCTTTACGGTCGCCTTTGATTTCCTTTTGAGCGAGCTGGATAAAGGTAGCCATCATTTCATCACGCGCAGCGCGAGCGCCTGAATCTAAATTGGTTTCGGCTTTGTCAATAAACTTCTTGACTTGGCTGATATTACTCTTTATCACTATTAACCTCTTTAATGGCTTTGTGAAAGTTCACTACCCAATCAAGGAAGTGCGCTGGCTGGTTATCGGTTTCCTCGATAGTCCAGCCGAACTCTTTAGCGCAGAGGTAATACAGAAACTCATCATCAGGATATACCTGATTTGAACGCTGGCTTGTAGGGTTATTGACCGCCCAAACTAAGCGTTGGATTTGTCTAAAGGGCTATCGGGGTTCGATTCGTTTTCTGGTGTTGCCTGAAAGCCAGTACCAAAGATAATGTTTTGAGCCTTGCTTGCTTCTTCGGCGAGAGCGTCATAATCAGGAATTTCTAATTCGCCAAGAGAGGCAAGGTGAACAGAAGGGATGATTAGGTCAAATGACCATGACTCGACAAGAACGCCGATAAGACCGTCAATCATGGATACGCCTTGCATAATACCTTCGGCGTTGCTTGCGGCTTGATAAACCTTCGTGCGGTCTTTTTGACGCAAAGATTTTGGATCGCGCAAAGTAACGGTTGCGCCCGATGGGAGTGTAATTGCTTTAGACATGGTTTCCTTCCAGCTTTGCCTTCACGAATTAGGGTCTGGCGGGCAGGGAAGGCGGCTGCCCGACAGACATCTAGTTTACGCGTTTACTGGTATGTGCCGCTAGTAAATGCGTTTTGCAGGGTGAACTTAACAGGAGAGTATCCGCTAGTTGCACCGACATCGGTGGTATTTCCAAGACCTTCAATATCAACCGTCACCTGAACATAGTCGGCGGTGCGGTCAATTTCTCCGGTGTTGTAAGCACCCTTTGACAAGGTGAACTGAACCTGAGTTGCAGTTGAACCTGAGCCAGTTGAAAAGTTGAAGGTAAGAGCAGGTTGGGTATTGGTGAGGTAACGAGTAAGTTCTGTGTCGTCTTGCATGACGAAGGTGACCTTGCCCTTGGCGGTTAATGAGCCAACGAATACTTGATAAGGAGACTGGGTGTTTGCAACGCCCCAAATAGCTTCTGCCTTACGCGACAAGTCCAATGTGCCTGTGCGAACATATCCAACGGTTGTTCCGCCGATGGTTACTGTTCCTGTCCATACCTGAGTAGGCAAGACGGTGGTGAATGAAGGTGTTGGTGCGCTAGTGGTTGTTGATGGGAAGCCCATAGCCTTAGCGGTGTATTCCAACATTCCGTCAGCGCTATAAGTTAAACCGAAATCGGTAATCTGAACGCCGGGATATTGACGGGTGTTTGCCGAATAGAAATCGGTAATGGTCAAAGACTTAGGTTGTGCGTCTCCTGATCCACCGACTGCGTTCTTCAGAGCAATAACATGGGTGTAAGGGGCGCTTGAGCCTGTTGTAGCTACATCGCCAAGAACGCCAGCAATCCAGAAGCCAACGGTGTCAGCGAATACTGGGCCACCAAAGTCAACGGTCGTGTTACGGCGACCCTGAACATACTGGTAGTTCTCAACCATTGAGCCACGAATACCTGTGTCATACAAAGGCGCAATGACATCAACTGGCTTGAATGAGTTAAGGGTAATAGGTACAAAGTTAGTAGCGGTGACCGCAGTTCCCTTGGTTGTCTCTAGAGCAACCCCAAGGTAACTTTTGACGGATGGTTGTGCGAGCGTTGTCATTTATTCATCTCCTACTGTTGGGGCTGGCTTGGATTTTTTTGCGGGTGTGACATTGTGAGCCTTAAAATCATCGGGCGCTTCGAATGAGTCGCCGGGCTTAACCGTGACGGCGATTGACGGAAACACGACTTCATGTGTTCCGTTATATGTGAAGGTTGCCATTTCTCTCCTTATGCTTGAATCATTTGGGTAACATCAAAGCGGATAATCGCCCAAGTCTCTGTGGAAGTTCCATCGTTAGACATTGGCTCACCGTAGGTCGCGCTGATAACTGGCTCTGCGCCTTGCCAGACAAGATAGCCCGAAGGGTCACCGAATTGGTGATCCGAACGCAGAACGGTTTTGAGGCTATCTATTACATAGTCAAGGTTGTTCATGGCATCCTCGGAGTTGCGCTCCATAGAATGATGGAAAAGCTGAATAGCAACCGTGTAATCAATACGCTTTACGCCACTATGCGCACCACCGATAGCTAGGCGGTTTTCGGTTTCGCTTTCGATATGGATAACTGCGGCGCACCGAGATAGCTGAGAAGGCAAGGCGTTCACCTGAAAGTCAATACGCTTAGGAAACGAGGTAAAGACTTGGTTGATGCCATCTACATTAGGCGGCGCGATAAAGTTCGCAAGTGTTGTGCGAACATCCTTGCGACCCGCCATTAGCGAATCCTGCGGTAAGGGGCGAGAAGGTCTTGCGCTTGCTTCAAATCGCCGCCCATGTTCTGAGCGCCCGGTGTGGCTTGTGAAGGGCGAGAGGCTACAGACATGACCATTGAGTTATCGCCACGAACCTTAAGCATCGCAGTTGTGACCAAGATAGCCGCTTCCTTGATTGCTGGTGGTAGGGCAGAGATAGAAATACCTGCGGCGTGTGAGTACGCCAAAGCTGAAACAAGCGGAACGGTTGCTGATCCGAATGTATAGGTGCTGGCAACCATGACATTCTCTGAGTTAAAGCCGTCATAAATCTTGAGCATCTGTCCGGCAACGATTCCTGTGCCGTCAGCTACGGTCAGGCTTGATTGTCCTTGGGTTGCCGTTGCAATAGTGGTGTTGGCGTAACCGTTGATGTAGGTATATTTGAGAAATACCTCTTGGCGTGGCGTGGTAGGAAAGCCGAACTGAAGTGGGCCTTGATTGCTATAAGTGGTAGCAAGCATGGCGTAAGGGAAAATGATTTGTGAATCTTCAATCCAAGCAAGCGAGCAATCCTGAACGGTGGTCATTTGATAATTGACCGAGCCGTACTGCAAAGCAGTCAGCGCAATAATTGGGTTATAGCGTGGATGGAAGCGGATTGTGCCATCGTCTCTAATGCGTGAGCGTTGTTGTTCGGTTTCGTTGGTAGCCGCCAAAACTTGATTGCAGTATGTATCAATCCATGAGCTTGCTCGAGCAATGACATTGTTGAGTTCCGCATCCTGAACATCTGGGTCTTGTGAGTTAAATACGAGGTTATCAAGGTCAATAGCAGTCGGCGCGTTCTTGTATTCCGTTAGGGTCAAGTACGGAGTGGAGAACTGGTGGGTCGTACTGGTGATTGCATTAGCCATTTATTTCTCCGCACTTTGAGCATTTTTTGAAGAATGAGCCGAACCCGCACTTTTGGCAGGTAAATCCAACTGTGGATGGGCGAGCTATCGAACCCATCGCATTTGCCGTTCCTAAGCCTTCAGCCTTCATTTGAGCCGCGTGTTTGGGGTTATCTACATTTATTAACCCGGATTTGTCTGCTCTATAAACCTTTGTGCCACGCTCGGTTCTTACGGATACTTCACGCAAGCCTTGTGGTGGGATCATCTTTGTCATATCGCCTTCTTTCTGTGGAGAGAGGGTGACCGAAGCCACCCTCTCAGCACTATGAGTTCAGTTATGCAACTGCCTTAATACCTGAAACAACGCCGTTCCACGCAGGAGCGTAGCAAACGAAGGTTCCACGGAAGTAAGTTGAGAAGTCATACGAGAACTGAGTTACAGGCCATTGGATACCCATGTAGTCCTGAACATTGAATACTGACCAAACATCAGAAACCTCTGTGTCTGGGATAGGCAATGTGTAAGACAATACAGGCGCAACGCCCTGTGGCAACCATGGGTGAACCGTGAGGTTAACCATCTTGCCTGTGATTTCATTGTAAAGCGCACCAATTGTTGCGCCGCCAATGTAGTCTCCAGCCTCAGTCTGTGTGAGATTCAAACGGTAGTTAGCGGTTGAGCCGTTTTTGATTGAATCTGACAACTGCTTGCGGTCTGAACCGTTGAGAAGAATCTCATCTGGATCAGCCTTAACATTGTTGTAGAGGTTGTAGAACACGGTCTGGAACTCATTGCCCGGATTAGAGGTTGAGAAAGTACCGTTGATGTTGTTGTTGTATCCGGTGTTAGGGCCGAGTACGGTAGCCAAGATGCCGTCATAACCTGTTGCGTAAGCAGAGGTGTCAGCAGCGTGAGCAGCAGCAGTATCACCTGATGTTGCAAGAGTTCCCTGCAAGGTGATTGTGCGAGTAGCAGACTTGCCGTTGTAGAACTTAGCTGAGTCAGCAGGTTCGGTTGCGTTTGCACCAGCATAGACCTTGTAACCAAGTGCGCCAGTTACAGCAGCAGAGATTACAACATCAATAACCTGAGTTGAGCCGTCTGGAGTTGCAGAAGCAACTGACGAAACAACAGACTCACCGAAAGCACCAGCATCAGAAGTTGCCTTGACCCATACCTTTGTGCCTGATGAGATTGGAGTCTCACCTGTTGCAGCAGTACGAGCGGTTGCGGTGATTGTAGGAGCAGCAAGTGCGCCTGAGTAACCTGTTGCAGTTCCGCGTGACATCAAGAGCATACGCTCTTCCATCAGCATTGTTGCGTACAAGGTAGAAGTTGATGACAACTGGCGAAGGTCTTGGTATCCGAGACCTGAGAAGTTAGCATCGAATGAAACGCTATCAGATAGCGAGTATGAGTTGTATGGCAGAACGAGATCGTCAGCAGAGTACGAAATCTTTGGGCCACGCTCGTAGTTGATTGAACCGAAAGCGTTGGTTGTAGATTCTGTAATTCCTGGCCAGATTGTTCCTTGTCCGCCTGTGCCAGTACCGGTGTAACCAGTAATGCGCTTGATGCGGTGTGAAGTACCGACACCCTTCTTGCGTGGGAGCTTGTTACGAAGTGGTGTTGGGCGTGGTGTCAAAAGCTTTGCAGGTGCTTCCAAGTCGAAAGCTGCGAAGCTGGTTGAGAGTGGGGTTGTAAGGCTGATGTCCTTTACGATGTCAGCCTGTGCTTGGCGTTGTGCAGCCAAAGCGGAGTTCAATGCGCCAATAGCATCTGGTGACATTGACTTGTTAGCTACAAGAGCCTCAAGTTGTGCAGTTGCATCTGGAGCTGGTGCTTGACCGGGAACTGATGAAGCGTTGGTCAACGCCTTACCAAGAACCTCTGTGTATTCATCCATGCGTGACGCTGCTGATTTAGCAGAGTCCACATCAGAAAACAGGTCATTTGCGCGTGGCATCTGGGCCATGTGTTTCCTTTCGGTTTATTCGCTCTTGTTGGCTTCTGCGATTAGATCGTTAGCAATTTCGCGGTAGCCCTTAGCGAGTACGGAATCTGTTGCTGAAGCGGCTTTTGCAGAATACTGCGCAGCCTTAACAAGCAGATCATTTGTTGGGGTTTTACCTGCCGCAATAGCAGCGCGCTTTGGAGCGCCACCTATTGCAAGAGATTTAGCCTGTGCTAGTTCGGTTTCAAGCGATGCTGCCTTGCTCTCGGCTGCCTCAATTGCAGACTTAGCAAGCTCAACTTCTGCTTTCACAGATTCCGTAGCCATAGACACGGCCTTTTCAATGATGGCGTTTACAACATCATCACTAAGCAGGGATTTTTCTTCGGCTAGAACCTCTACTGGCTCTGCTTCGGAAACTTCTTCGGTTGCAACTTCGGCAACCTCGTCAGCCTTTTCTTCGGCTGGTGCGTCTGCTTCAGCAGACTTTACTGAACCATCGGTGTTAAGAGTATCAACGGTGCTGACATTAGCAACCTGTGATCCGCCAGCGGCGGGAACGGTTACTGTTGTTAGACCATGAGATTCGGTTGGCTTGTGGCAACCGCACTCTAGGCACTTGTCAATGGTTTCTGACTTTTCAGCGTCCATGTGATGACTCTTGCACATCTTGTCATCGCATCCGCCATCAGACTTGCAGGACTTACAGCCAGCACAATCGCATCCGGCGGTTGTGTCAGGCTCTTTTACCGTGTCAGCCGCAGCAGACAACTCGATTGATTCTGGCATTGTTTCTCCCTCTTGTTGTTCCCCTGCGTACCAAGCCATGAGGTGATTAGCAACCTCAACAAGCTGGCCGAGGGAATAGGTTTCGTCCTCGCCGTCACCCATTTCGCCAGCTTCAACTTGAATCAGTTGAGCGATAGCGCGGCGGGCAACTTCGAAGGCATCTTGGTCAAACTTCACACTATCGGCGGTGATGCCCTTTAGTGCTTTTCCTACATTCCATTCGTCAGGAAGAACATCAAGAGCGTTTAATGCGCGAGCGCGGCGGATGATGTGCTTCTTAACGGCTGATGGATTCTTAGCGCGACCAAACGCCTGAATAGCGTTCTTGAGGTCGCTGACATTGGCAATAGGATACGAACCGTCTGGCATCGCAGCTCCGCGATCCGCTAGGCGCTGACGCTCTTCGGCAGAAACTTCGCGCTTAACAATCTCGCTAGGAAGTGGTGCTTTGTATTCGTGCAGTTCTTCAACCTGTACCAATGATGATTCGCCTTCAACGCTCTTAGCCATGATGAGCTTGGCGTTAGGGTTGGCTGGTCGGTCAACGAGTGACACTTCAATAATCTGACCGTCAATGATGCGACCGTTAGCCGCCTTCTGGTCACGAACAACGCGTGGGGCTTTGATTCCTATTGAGAATCCCTTAAGAACGCCCGCCTCGACCTTTTTAACAGAAACAGGGTCAACAACATGAGCAGTAATGTAGTGACCGTCAGTTTTCGCTTCATATTCTTTAGCCACTCCTGCCGCGATGTTTGAATGTTGTTCACGGATATTTCCACCAGACTTGAACCAAGCTGGCATTGCGCTATCTAGCCAAGTGGCATCGCAAATCTGATTGTCCATGTCAATAGAGTCGTCAGTTGCCTTGCCGTAAACCATAAGCGAGCCATCTTCTTGCTTGTCAGCCTTAACAATGGCGGCATACGAGGTTGCGAAGTCTTTATTCATTAGTTACCTGCTGTCCAGAGATAAGAGACGGATGTTGAAGCGCCAGAAGCAATCACAGAGATTGTTGTTCCGGCGGTAAATTCAATTGCCTGAGTTGTAGCAGCAGGGATAGGCAAGCCCTGTGTAGCACCGCTTGAAGTAACAGTTCCGTCACCGATATAAACGGTCTTTGAGGAATCGTTGTTGCGGATGTATAGAAGTGCGCGGCGAATACCTGTTGGCACGACAAACAAGCTAGTCGCGGTTGTGCCTACGGTTACTGTGCCGTGTTGAAGTGGTGCTGCCATTTTTTCTCCTTATAGGGTGCTGGTATCAACCATGTACGGCGCAAGCGCGCACATACAGTTGGGGTGTGCTGGTGGTTCTGTATCTCCCGAAGGAAAGACTTCATCTATGCC